GTTAATGCTAATATACGCATCAAATCAAATGGCCATGAACTACTTCTACGATAGCTAAATTCTGTTGGGGCAACATCACCCACTTGCCAATCATTTCTGAAAGTATTATCATCGTAATTACCTACGATAGAATTAATCGGGGAAACTAAATTACCGCGACTATCAACCGGTAAAACATTTAATAATCCATTACGTACATATTTTGGCAAAACAACTCCGCGGCCAGTAACTGGATCAATAGTTCCCCAATCTTCTCCGGCTGCTAAATCTCCCCATAATACTAAGTTATCACTTGTATACGGGGCAGGACCATAACGAGTTACCCACCAGTCTGGCTGATTTGCATAACCTAACATTTCCCATGGCGTAGCATTTGGGGTACTAGTATCATAATAAAATAGATACAATCCTCTAAAATAACCTTGCTGTATGGGTTTGCCATTTAATCTATTACCACTAAAGGTATAATTATAACTGTATTGCCCATTGGCTGAATATAATTGTGTCTTATAATTTACTCTGTTTTCACCAACCCAATTTAAAAATGATTCACTATATATTTCTAAAAACTCATCATATGAATATCCAGTATTTCTAAAGAAGCCCGGTAATACTTCATATGCTTGTATAGGAATAACATTGCTAAGTTTTAAATTATTATAAACTCTTTTTTCATATTCAAGTAATACTTGATCTCTGAAATCTTCTAATTTGCCAGTACCTGGATCATACTCACCATATAACTTATTATATGAACCATCGTGTCCAACTATAAAATATGTAGGGATAAAGTAAGCTGTATCTAAAGTTACGCTAGGTATAGTTGCAGGGTACAATCCCAATTTAGTAGGGGTGTTTGGTGCAAAGCTACCGTATGTTTGATTATATTCATTAATTATGATTTGATCATTGGGTAATAAATCCAACGTAACAGTTAATGAAGGAGCATCTGAACTTACTGTGTAGTCAACTCCTTTAATTAGTTGTGTTTGTACTCCGTTACGAATCAAATATACTAGTACACCATAATAATTTGATGTTGCATAATTGTAAATTCTACTTAATGGGTAGATACTAACATCTAATGAATTTGCAAAACTATATGTGTTTGTAATGTATGGTGCTTTTTGTGGTAGCATATCGCTCCAAAAGAAAGCATCACTATCTGTATGTGCAGCGTTCATTTTATCTAATGCGTCATCTAACATTGTAGATGCAGTAAGATAAACAGTATAATCAGATTTATTAACCGTATCAATTAATAAATTTTTAAAAGTAATATATTGTCTGCTATTATACAATAATGCATTAAACAGATTATGATTTTGTTTACGTAAGAATGTACCAGGTAATACCAATGAAGCACTATTCTGAATAATTCTATTACCCCACGGAACTAGATTACCTAAGTCACGGTAATTATTAGGGCCAAATACTTCACCTGCAGTATCAGGGTTGTTAAAGAAAATACTTTGATATTGACCGCGGATATCACCAATGTTAGCAGTAGTAATATTTTGATTTAACGGATTGTTATTTAAATTAATTGGTGTTTGATAATATGCAGTTTGACTTACTTGATCACTTAATATCAAAACTTGAATAACCGTCGGCGGGGTAGTAATAGTCAATGCGGGAATGTTTATGCTAGTGGTAGTGTCAGTAACAGTGACCGTATAGTCGGTGCTAGGAATATATGTATTATTAATATAAACTTGAACCAATGGCCAATTTGTTGTAGTACTGTATGTAGCCGGAACGTCACACACGAAATCAGTACCTACATCTATAGGGTTCCAATCAAACTCAAAAACTTGATATTGTACACTGGGGGATACCGCAGTTTGCCAACCTAATTGTCTTATTCGGGTAATTCTATCCGTGTAATTATATACATACCCTGTGTTTACTTTTGTTGTTATTGGTGATATGCCAGAAACATAGGTAAAAGTTTGACTATTTAATGTAACATCAAAACTTATATCTCCCACATTATCTACTGAACTATAGCGCAGTGGGAAACCCAACACTGTGTCATTTGGTCCAGTTCCTATGCCATAGGCAAATAAAGTTGAACCAATAAACGATGTACCAAGATAATATGCTGGGTTACCAAAACTTATACCATTACTATCAAATACATCAAACTTAGGCGGTTGGTTAACTGTAGTTTTTTGTTGCCCACGTGCTGTCCAATAAAGACCGTTAAAATAAAGATCCCAATATAGTCCGTCAAAATAAAAATCTTTACCTCTATTAGTATATCCTCTATACACAGCAGTTTGTTCATCTGCTAATACAGTGCCGTCGTCGGCTTCAGTAAGTGTAATTACTGGAACTGATGATCCTGATATAGTTGACAAATGAGAAACATATATTTTATTTCTAACTTCTACATTAGTATCTTTTGCAAAAACTATTCTTGATCCGTCAAACAATGCATAGTTAGACAATGGGGTATCAGCCGAAACCATAGACGCAATTGAAGTTGCTGCGATAGTTGCATTTGTTTTATCCCATGATACTGTAATTATAGTATCTGAACTTACTGTCGTTATATCTGTGATATAAGTTATAGTAGGTAGTAAATTTGTAGAATCAGTTATATACTGACCAACTTCAAACAATCCAGATACATCGTCAGTAGGAATTGTAATTGTTGTACTGTATGGATACACACTAGTAGTCATTGACCCGCTAGCGGTTGATAATGAGAGTGTAGATCCTTGTTTTGATGTTGAAATTGTGATAGTAGAATCAACAATACTAGTAATGTAGTATGTAGTGTTTAGTGTTATTCCACCAAACGTAGTACTAGTAAACTGAATAGTATCATTAATGTGCAATCCAACTGTACTACTCAATGTGATTGTATTTACTACAGCAGTGGTTGCTGTTGCGGTTCTAGTAGTTATTGCACCGGTAACTGGTTCGATTACTGCATTATAAGTTGTGTACCCTGCAACATCCGGATAGTAATCAGGTTGTCCTGCCACTTGACTAAATGCGTCAGTGGTGCGAGTATCCATAAAGTCAATTGGTGCTTTACCATATGTACCAGAATCAAATAATCTTAAGTTTGGATAGAACTCAATGATAGGACGTTTAGCTTTGCTATCTAACGTCGCCAATTGTGTAAATAAATCTGGACTATTATTGTATTCTGCTGTGGCTTTAATTACATCAATATGAAACCAACGATTGCTTCTTGACCATGCGTTTTTATTAATTGAATTTCTAGCAATAGTAATATAATCTTGTTCCACTGGAATGTTTAAACTTGAATCATAGTTTCCAACATCATATGGCAAGGTATCATATGGAATGTATGTTCCTTCTGAAAATAAACCCGGCGTAACTAAAGTAGTTACTGGAATTAATTCAATTGCTGTTCCCACTCCTTCAACATAATATTCTACATTGTTGTAACTTTCTGGATACACATTACCTTGAAACAATACTTTTAAGCCATTGGTAAACACTACTCCATTTGGTGCAGTATATTGTTTCTTTCCTAAAATTTGTGTTAATATGTTTAACGTATTAGTGACATTACTATCTACAATTTTTAATATACCAACTTTATTTGGATTAGTGCCGTCTTGATAATATAATCTATCTAGTATAGCACTATTGTACGGGACTAGAGATATAGTACCTATACTATTTCTATAGAAATTTCTTGCGGCATAATTAACACCAAATGAAGGTGTTATATTTTGATTGTTGGGTATTGGACCAGATGGTGTTAGCTGAATTTGCGGATTAGCCTCATCCCCTAATAGTGTGATTGTATAAAAATTTTGATTTACTGTGGTGTAATATCCACCTTCAAAGTTATTATCAAATATTGCTGAACCTGGATAATCTGTGGTTGAGTTATATGTTACGCCGCCGTCCTGGTCATATAGTGTTTGATCATAGAACTGATTTACATACGCTACTTCATCTGGTTCTCCGGTGTCGTAAAACATTACAGTTAGTCCGTTTAACGCGGTAATACCATCAATGCCACCAATGGATTTTACAAGCGCACCATTAACTTGACTAAAAGGTAAAGTAGATACTACCCCTACACTAGGGCCGTTGGGAAAATTATATTCATTTAAGGCATCTTTACTTGGAACAGTAAAGGTTACTACACCAATTCTAGCACCGTTGTTGTCAACTCCATACACATCACGAGTTTGAACATTTCGTTCAGTTGGGCTAAATCCAGTTACACCGGGTTCACCTTGAATCCAAAACTGCGTATCTTGATTTACTGTAAATGTATATGTACCACCTCTTAGTAATGTTAGTGATGGATTGGCACTTGGATTAGTAAGTGTTTCGGATGTTATTAAATATTCGTTTGCTAAACTTTGAACTGCATATGCTGAAGTATTATAGATTACATCAGTAGATACAACTACACGTTCAGGTCCAGATGGTAACCAATAATACTGATTGAAGTTAATAATTTTATCTAAATTAGTAAATGAATCCCATGAATAGAATTGACTATTAAACAGTCTATTATTATCATTAGTTAGCCCACCTTCAAGTTTTAATGCATCAACGATACCAGGGTAACTAATAAAATCAGTAGCAGTAGTATCATTTTCTTTTAAAAAAGCAACACCCGGATCTAATTGATAATCTGTTCTAATTTTGGTAGGTTCTGTTACATAATAATCATTGGCATTAACACCATACCCAAATTTACTACCTACATAACCTTCTATCTTTTTAATATTGGGTTGTGCTGTTAATTGATCTAACGTAGCCTGTAAAAATTGACTATTGGTTGGGGTTTTAAATATTTCGGGAAGAAAATTTAATGTTCTAATTCTTGTTGCCATTTTTGAAAATCTTTGTGGTTATATATTACTTATGCTATCTGTAATTCGGCAGGAGTAAGTGCTGCAATAACAAGTACATCATTTGCTGTTGCTGCATTTACAAATATTTCGTACGGCAGACATTTAATTTCATATAAATCTCCAAATGACATAGTTGGATCATTCGGAACTAATACGCAAGAACTAACGTATTCTCCTATTTGAGTATGAATATATCCACTTAATTCACTAAAATAGAAAGTGTCACCAAAATTCCAATTGTTAATATTAAAATAATTATCCATCTGCGTTAATACTGCGCTGCGAATTTCACTATCACTAGCATTTGTATTGGAATTTTTAATAACTTTAATTGTGCCTCTCAATGCCGCGGCGGCTTTGGGCCCAAACAATGGTTTAAACACCACGCTATTCAAGATAGCACTATCACTTAACATTTTATAATCTTGTATCTTAGGATAACTTTGACTTAATTCGTTTATGGTTGGACGAGTTGGCATAGGAACAGTATCAGTACTGTCTTGTATCCAATTTTGATAAGCAGTATAATATGATTGTGTAACTACATACAAATCAATAATGTTTGTTGTTGCAGGATCAATACGTGTAGTATTGTTGCTGTTGTGACGGTATTGGAATTGCAATCCTTGACGACCAGGCTTCATACTATATTGCGGCTGAGCAACTAAAGTATAGTATGGAGTTACAATTGTAGGATCTTGCACAGTTATATAAAATACATTATCTGTGTAGGCATAAAATAATGTTCCAACTGGATATTCATATTTTACAACTTCAATTTGTGTTTTTGTTGGATATTGATATTTTACATCAGATGATGCTATCAATTGATAGCGAGTTAAATTAATGGCATCTTGCACTTCTTCAAAAAATGCATATATACCAATATTAGTATTTCCAGTAACATATCCAGTTACCTCGTTGAAGAAGTCTGGATTTTGAATTATACTTCTATCATTAGTATCAATACTAGCAATTTCAACTTCAAAATCATTTATATACCCGTCAGATTGTACAGTTTGACCAATGATACTAGTAGCAATGGCTTTATTTAATGGATAATTAGAACTTGGTTGTGTATTTGTTGCTAATACATTTACATAATCTTGTAGAATTTTTCCTGTAAATGGATCATATACTAATTTACCTAATTCATAAGTGAAGCGGGTATCTGCTACACTACCAAAATAGTAAATCAATGAACGATATGTAACAGTATATCTATTATATCCAGTACTGTTAAAGTTTACAAAATAATTAGTAGCATTATATGGTTGTACACTCCAGCGAGTTTGTGCAATAGTTAATGAATTATCAAACACTAATGAAAAATCTTGTTGTAATTCAATTCTAGTGATACACTCATTTATAACAGTATTAGGCAAAGTATTACTGAATGAAGGAATAACAACGGACAATATTGCAGTTGTAGGGATATAGGCATTTAATGTTATCGGACCTGTTCCATTTGCAAATCCACCTGCACCATTATTATAACCGTCACCTACAACATTTAATACTGTAGTCCAAATATAGGTAGCATCTGATGGGCTAGGAACACCATTTACTAATCTGTTATTAACATCAAAGTAATACCCGGAAGGTGCTGTGAATTTTAACATGGCGCCTTTTGTTATGTACTTTGCATTGTATGTTGAATAAGTTCCAACTGGTATTGGATTATCCCCACCATTCACAATATTATAAAAATATCCAGTCATACTATTAGCATTAACTGTTTTGGTTTGCCAATAAGTGGTACCATCACCTGACGCAGTATTGATATTATATCTAGGATAATTTTGAACGTAATATTGAGATGATCTATTGTCTGCTAATATTGATGCTAGTGTGTCTGTTAAGAAAGTAATAATATCACTGGTACTGTTAATAACAAATAAAGCACTACCTTCATTATTATTTAAATATGTGCCGCCGTCGTTAGCAAAGCTGTTAGTGCTAGAATACTTTCCGGTTGGATCTAACAAATCTAAATTTTTACTTATACCAACACTACTACGATTGATAGCTTTTGATTTGATAATTGAACTATATAAGGTGTATGGGAAATTATTATAATCTTCCCCATTAACCATACGATTCTGTGTATAGTAACGACTTGGAGCACGTTGTTTAATATCAGCTAGTGATTCACGTACTTGTGCATTTGATACTGGAACTTGTAGTGCTAAACCAAGAGTTAGTGTTTCTATACGTCCAACTCTGCTGACATAATTAATGTTAACACTAACGCCTTGCATTTGTGTTGGGTCAATTGTATAAGATAGTGCATTGCCTGCACGAACATATGCTCTAAAGTTACCCACTGGGATCTCACCAAATACGCCATCACCAAATACATAACTTACTTGGTCATTGAATCTGCTGCCCACTGAGAATATTTTTCTAATACTATTTTGAGTTTGTAAGTATGCATTGGCATATACATTTTCAACTTGTGTCCATGGACCAAACCCACCATTAACCTGACTGATTTGATATAACCAAGTATCAGTATTATTAATACCTTGAATGTCAATGTCGATTACTTGATTAGCAATTTGATTTTGTAATACAAAGTCAAAGTTAGTTAACGTGCCTTGCTTGAAGTAAAAGAAGAACCCTGTGTTTGGGCTACCGTAACCAAGTTTATCGTTACGATATAGCATATTGAATCTGTTTGTAGGTGCAGGTGGCAATTCATAAACATAATCTTCACCAACTGTAGTTACACTACACAATTCAAAATTCATGTTTAGTCCATTGACGTTTGTAGAGAATGGAATTACAGGTAAGCTGCCGGCTGGGATTTGAATAGTATATTCGTCTGTTTTTACTCCAAGAATTTGTGCTGAGTTACCCGGTACCCCCACTCGTTGTGTATTAATTAGTGATGCATTGATGATAGTATTATATTGTTCTAACCAATTTGAATTAGCAGGATCATTCCATAATATTACTGAATTACTTAAATTAAATCCATTTAAGTCTGTAATATTTTGAGTTGTTTTAATACTGGTTACTTTTAAATAGCCTTGTGATTCTATGTTTCTTTTTGGAGTGTAACTTACTAGATTAGCTAATTTGATAACTGAATCTCTACGTTCAGCCGTATCCATAAAGTTTTCACGGGCATTTAAGTCATTACGGAAGGCAAGACCTTGTCCCATAAATGATATAACATAAAGCAAAGCAATAAATTCTGAACTTTCAATGTAATCGTTAAAAGTTTCAGGATAATATATACGCAAGTAATCTATAAAAGTCTTGCGTAATGTTTCATAGTCATAACTTCTGAAGTCGGCCTGTTGGAAGGTTTGATAAATGGCTTTCCAGTCATTTACCCCGAATAATGCTGATTGTCTTGAACTTGTAGCCATAAGTATTCTCTTTTAAGTATTTATCATACCTGAGAACTAGGGTTTTTTAGGGTTAGCGTAATACTGCTTGATTAGTTGCGTTATCAAAAAATACACTCAATGCAAAGGCGTTATTAAAGGGTGCAATAGCCATTTCAACTTCAATTAATATCCCGTTTTCTTGTGGATAAGCATTTACTGAATTTACTATCATTCTAGGATCCAAATTAGCTACTCTGCGGATTTCACTTTCCAATTGAAACTGAGTATCCGGGGTATTTGGTTCAAAAACAAAAGTCCACAGTGTGGTTCCATACCCTGGCTGACCTACTTTTTGCCCCTTTTGAATATTTAAAGCATTAATAAAATCTTGTACAACCAATGGAGTATCTACTAGTTGATACTTATTTCCAATTAGATAAGGGTTTATAGTAGATCCTACGCCTCCGCCGGCGCCAAAAGGCAAATTAGTAGACCTAGGTTTATTTGCATTTATTGAACTGTAACCAATGTAAGTTGTCATAATTTATCCTGTAATGTATTTATTAACTTATGTAGAACTACTGTTGTAGGCTCGCAGTTTTTCTAAATTTGCCATCATTATTGCTCCGCCTTTGTCTACCTCAACCATAGAAGCTACTCTTAATCTTTCTCTTTCAGGATCACCTTCAGGTAAAGTTTTTTTAGCCTCTTCATACTTTGCAATAGCAGCGTCGGTTATAGGACGTTGAGCCTTTAAGGGAATGTCAAGTTCTGCTTTTAATTTATTAAATCCTTCTTTACGATCAGCTAGTTTTTTCACAGCATCTGTCGCCTCAGCAGAAACAGCGCCTGAGAAGTTTGGTGCAGGAATTTTTGCATCACCTAGTACTGAACCAATTGACGCAGTTATTTCACTTCTATCAACGGTGCCGGCACCGACGCTTGGCATTTTAATTGGTGACGCCCCTTCTACATTAAGTGCGTTCATTCCCGCTTCTAATTTTGCAGCAAGTCCTGGCGGCAACCCTGCGCTTGCAAGAGAAGATAATTTATCTTTACCGGCCGCTAGAGCGCCCGCTAATGCGCCTGCTGCTCCGGACCCAGTAAGTAATCCAGCTGCGCCTCCGGCGCCTGCAAGTAAATTAGCTGCTGCGCCGCCTGCTCCAGCCAGTAGACTACGTGTAGCTGCACCGCCCGCCGCGCCGGCAAGTAGATTAGCTGCTGCGCCGCCTGAGGTCAATGATGCGACTGCACTTGCCGCAGCGTTTGCTGTACTCATAACATTTTGAACCGCTGTAGCAGCAGTAGCTGCTGCATTCCCAATGCCAGATAAACCTGGAATCAAGTCGGATGCTGCTGTTATTGATGATATTGCGGCTTGGCCTCCTGCCATGTTACTCACCCCGCTAGCTAGGGTGGCGGCGCCACCCCCTGACACCAAACTGGATATTGCCGAAGTTCCAATTGCACTAGTTAGTGTCCTAGTTATTGCCCCTCCGGCTGCACCTGTTACAGCTCCTACTAAACTGCTTGCGTCACCTGCTAGAGTCCCAATTGCAGTCCCTGCAGTAGCTGCTCCTGCTAATGCAGTCAATGAACTCGCGCCAGGTATTTTTATGTCAGATAGTCCGGGTAATTTTGGTATTGGGAGGCCAGCGGCAGATGCTGCAAAATCTTTTGCATTTTTTTCTGCTATTGATTTTAAATTTTGAGGAATCCCCGGTGCAAATGCTTTAAACGATCCTGTTATTGCACTAAATGCAGAACCAGCGATGCCCTTTGCTTGATCCATTAAACTTTCTGGGCTAGGAAGACCGCTTGGTAATTTAGGTACCATGCCTGCAATACTAGTT